CGTGGTGATAAACAGAACGTGCATGGCTGGAGCTTGGAAGCTGCCCGGCAGGTGAGTTACTTCGGGGCTGGTGTAGGCGGTACGGTGATCGGCTTCGGTGCTTCTATGTTGGCTATGACCGACGACTTGTATAAGAGTTTGGAGGATGCACTATCTGACACCAATAACGAAAAGGTCTGGTCGTGGAAGCAGGGAACGCATGATTCCCGTATCGAAGGAAATTGTAGCTCTATCGACATCGGTACCCGCTGGTCTGCCACTGACGTGCTCGGCCGTATGGAGGAGATGGGAAAGTATGACGAGATCATTCGTATCGCCGCCTTGGATGAGAACGACCGTTCTTTTTGTGAGGAGGTACATACGACAGAGTATTATCACGAATTGCGTGAGGAAACGGACGATTCCATTTGGTGTGCCGAGTATATGCAAGATCCAATCGAGGCAATCGGGTTGTTGTTCCCGAAATCGGAGCTTAACCGATTTAAATTGGCTGATATTGAGGGCAAGCAACCGGACGGTGTTATCGGAGCTACCGATGTGGCTGACGAGGGAGACGATGATTTCTGTGCTCCGATTGCCAAGGTATTCGGTACGAAGTATTTCATTACCGATGTGCTGTTTACGAAAGATAATGTCGAGATCACCGAACCGAAGTTGGTTTCCTTGATCCTTGATACTCGTTGCGACAATATGCGTATCGAGAGTAACAACGGTGGTCGCATATTCGCTCTCAATGTTCGTAAGGCCGTGAAGTCAAAGAACGAGAAATGTATCATTCAGGCGAAACCGACAACAGCCAATAAGGATACACGTATCTTGTTGAAGTCTGGTTGGATTAAGAAGCATTGTTATTTCTTGGAAGAAAGCGAGTATAAGAAAGGTTCGGATTACGACCGGTTTATGAAAGCTTTGACCAGCTATAAGAAAGAGGGTGGTAACAAGCATGATGATGCGCCGGATGGTATGACAATACTTGCCGAGAATGTAGAGTTTATTGGGTTGTGCAAGGCTAACTCTGTACGTCGGGTAGCAAGAGGACGATAATTGGCAAAATGAAAGTGTTTTTCTGATATTTGTGACACATGTTAGATAAAATCCCGATATTTTTCTGCCACATACTTGCGTTTTGATATGTGTTCTTGGTTTTTACATTTCAAAGTGAACTTGTTTATACTGGTCGTATTGACAGCGAAAAACTATTTGCTTTTATATTTTAGCATAAAACAATTATGCCAAGTATAAGCGAAATTCTTGCGAATGAAGATTTTGGGCAGGTAGTCAGTACGTTATGTGTCGATACGATTGAATACCGGGAACCAAGAGAATATTACAGAGAATACCACGGTGAGCGCCGGCGACGTAAAACCTCTGTCGGCTGGCGTGAACCGAAACGACTGAAGGTTTATTCGGAGACATTGAAAGATAAGAACGGGGAGCCGTTACGGCTGGAAGACAAGATTGTCGATGTGGCCCGTATCGTTACCAACTTTCCAAAGAAGGAGGTACGGACCTCTGTCGCTTTCCTGTTTGGCGGGCAAATGACGATTACAGGAACGGATCAGAACGATGGTTTTCTGGAGTTCAAGCGTGTATGGGAACGTCGGCTGAAGATGCAATCCGTACTGAAATCATTCGCACGCAAGGTACTTTCTGAAAGTAAGGCTGCTCTTGTGTTCTATCCGTATACCTCCAAAGGATTAGACGGCAAATTGATTACGGAGTTGAAGGTTAAGACGCTTTCTGTTCCTCGTAATGCAAATACCTTTTCTGAGTTTTATCCTCATTTTGATGATAACGACGATTTGGATGCTTTTATTCATCGTTACCAGATAAATTCTAACGGTATGCTCCGGAATAGTTGTACTATCTGGACAGCCGATAAGATTATAACAGCTACCGATGAGATGGGCGGCTGGGTAATAAAAGAGGTTCCCAATCTATTCGGAAAAATTCCGGTTGTGTATGCCGATATCTTCCAACCTGAATGGGACGAGGTTGCCGGTATCATGGATGCACGGGAAATGCGTTTGTCCCGTATGGCCGACACTAACGACTACTTTGCGGAACCAATCTTGAAAACATATGGAGATTCCGATTTACCTTCTAAGGAAGCAACTGGGAAAGACCTTAATTTCCCCATTAGGGTCGATGAAATGTCCGGCAAAGAGTATCATGGCGATGCGGACTATCTGACGTGGACCGGTTCCCAGCCATCTGTGGACAAAGAATTGGAAGAAACGAAGAATGAGCAATTTGCCGGTACTTCCACTCCGGACCTTTCCTTTGATAACTTGAAAGGTATCGGTAATCTGTCCGGTGTCGCCCGTAAGTTCATGCTGATGGATGCCACCATCAAGGCGAGCGAGAACATGGAGACGTTCGGACCGGTCGTACAACGTTGCGTGTCGGTAGTTTTGGCTGGGATATGCAACATTACCAATATTAAGTACCGTCCCCAATTGGTGAACAACCTGATCGATGTGGAATTTGGCTCTATCCTTCCGGAAGATTTGGCTGAAACCTTGCAAACGCTTTCTGTTGCCAATGGTGGTAAGCCGATCAACTCCCAACGCACGGTTACGGCTCATTCTCCTTTGACGGAAGACTTGGATGAAGAAATGAAGCTGATGGAGGAAGAGGAAGATACAGCAGCGCAACGCAATAATATGATCGGCTTAACAATGGGATATGGAGAATGAAAGAACTATCATTTCATGAGCGACAATTCCTGCAATGTCTGTTCCGGCAACAAGGTAGCATAAAGTATTCGTTTGACGAGTTTGTCCGTAGGGTAGGACCTCTTCTGGCTAAATGGTCGGATCATGGCGGTGACCGTGTATGGATAGGCAACGCTACCATAGAGAAGCAAATCGAACGTCTGTTGGATGACCTGCATACGCAGCTCGTAAGCAATATATCCAATACAGTTACCGATGTATGGAATTTAGGCAATAGGAAAGCGGATGAACTGGTAACAGGTTATATCAAGGATATGGCCATATCCAGTACGTTGAAGGATAAGATGTTTTCCAGAAGTGCAGATGCGCTGAATACCCTGTTGAAACGTAAGGATGAATTTGGTAAAACCATATCCTCCCGTGTCTGGGATATAACGGACGGAGCTATGGATAATCTGGAGTATTATCTTTCTTCGGGTTTGTCTTCCGGCCGTCCGGCTGCGTTGATCAGCCAAGATATACGGCAATTACTAAACGAACCCAACCGTCGTTTCCGCCGTGTAAGGGACGCGAATGGCAAATTGGTCCCATCCCAGCCGATGAAAGATTATCATCCGGGGCAGGGTATTTATCGTTCATCTTATAAAAACGCCCTTCGACTAGCAGCAACGAAAACAAACGAGGCTTTTCGAACTGCCGATTATGAACGTTGGCAGAATATGGACTTCGTGATCGGTATAGAGGTGGAACGTTCACCAACGAATCACGGTCCGTGTCCTGTGTGTGACGCCAAGGCTGGCCAATACCCGAAGGATTTCAAGTTTACAGGATGGCACCCGTTTTGTATTTGCATATCTACGCCGATTATGATGGATCATGAGGAGTTCGCTGAATGGTTACTGGGTGATGGAAAGCCAAAGGATTCGATTAATGTAGCGTCCGATAAAGTGAGATTTAAGGAGATCAAGGAAAAGGCTTCTTTATTAAAACAAACTGTTATTCGGAATAAAGATTTTCGGAAAGATATACAGATTACCGGTCGTGGTATAAAAGAGTGGTTGAACCAGCCACATAAATATTACGAGAAAAAGAATGAAATGCTTTTGGATATAGCTTCTGTGATAAAGGATGCGGAATATATTGGTTGCGGAAATGATAAGCATGGATATAATGCTATTGTTCATTTGTTTGAGACAAAAGTGGAAAACGAAAAGTCTTGGATTCTTGTGAAAGAGCAGGCGGATGGTAGCACATCGTTATATAGTATCTCTGATAGCATAAATATATTGAGATTATTGGAAAAGAAGAAAGGCGATTCATAAGTAGCCCCGTGGAACTACAATCCACGACTTGCTTATAAACCGCCTTCTTTTTGCAAAAATATAAATAATCTCCTAATTGTTTAGCGATTTAGGAATTTTAATCGTAAAATCAACTGTTGGCGCCAGCATAATAGTTGAACAACTGCGGTGCTGAACACCGTGGTTGAACTGGGGTGCTGATGACCCCAGTTGTTACGCTCGGCATAATGGTTGGAATTAATCAAATTACTTCTGCTTCCTCCTTAGGTTGCTCTACCACCTTAAAGAGGTTGGCGAGAAATTCCAGCCCTTTCTGAGTAACGAGCACTTTTAAGACCATGAATCCATCGTGATTGTTCCGGTCAATCCATTTCTCTTTTAGGACGAAATAACCACGCTTCACATATTCCTGCTTCGGTTCGTTCTTGTTCTTGAAGAATACACCCATATCACGAAGTTTTTGGAACAAGGTATTTCTGCCGAATGGGAGATTCAGGATTTTTGCGGACTGGCCGATGTCGATACGTTCGTCCGCATCCATTATTTTATCCATAAAGTCTGCCTTGGGACGTAGTTTGTTGTTTTCTTTTACTACGGTTTCAACTTTTTTCTCCAGCTGCCGGATTCGTTCTTCTTTGCGCTTCATGGTGTCTTTGGCAACCAATAAGGCACGAGCCATGATCTCCTCCGGTGTCTCGTCTTCTTTGGCAATCATGTAACCGCCGGTTTTGCGGATGGCGGGGAGGATCTCTTCGCATACCCAGTCTTGGAACTTTTCTGCCTCGGGTAATTTGGAGCGCATAACTAAGCGGTAAACATCGGATTCTGGGATGAAAGAGATTTCTACTTTCTGTTCTGTACTTTTACCATATTGGTTTGTTGTGATTGAGACCCCCTCGTGTTTCACGACCCCCTTACAATGTCTATTGATAGCATCATATCGATTACTATACCCTAACATCGCTGCCACATCATTGGCCACAAACATTGGTTTATCATCTATAACCGTAACTCTGATTTGTCCGAATACCGGACTTTGGAAATATTGTATCTTCGCTTCCATAATGAGTCGTATTTAAAAGTGAAAGGGCAAAGACCGGAATTGCCTATTGTGGCTGTTTGCAATTCCAATCAATGCCCTTTATTAATATCTTTCTCTGGAGAACAGCCACGAGCTCCGGATTAGAACGTTCTGAAGTAATATATAAGTCAGATTTTCTTTTTCCGGAGGCAGATGGCGATACCTTCTATACTTTCGCTTTTTGTGCCTGTAGTTTCGAATTTAACTTCTCAGCCTCCTTTTGCATATTTTCGGAAGCATGTTTGATGTAGTACAGCATCCCTTCGGTTCTTCCGATTTCTCGACCGGTATTGAATGCGGCTTGTAGTTCTGGAGTGGAGTATTTACCCATTTCGGAGGGTTGGGCCGTCCTTTTGCCGTTACTATTGTTGGCGGCATTGGAATCCTTGGAATTGATAGACATATATAATAAAAAAAGGTATTCGTGCCTTTCCTGCTGTCTATCACATTCCAAGGGATGTTGTGGTCCCATTACAGTTCCACACAGGGGTACACGAATACCAAATATCGTTATACAATAAATGTGTGTGCATAAAAAATGCCCACATCCCTTAGTTAAATATGATAGACACCACAAAGATGAGCACTAATTCTGAATCCCACAAGAAAAAATAGAAATACCTTTGCGTTTTCATCTTGTTGTGCTATTTTTGCGTTATGTGGAAAGAGAAATTAGGAAACTATTTGATTGATGTCTCGAAATATATCTTTACAGGTGTAGTGGTAGCGTCTTTATTCAAGGATATGGAAGATAATAAGTGGCTGATTTATGGCCTAGGCTTTACGTCTTCTATTTTAGCCTTAATAGCAGGATTGGTATTAACGAATAAGAAAAAGGAGGATAAGTAATGGGAGCTATAATTGGATTCGCCGTGATAGGCATACCTTGTGCCGCATTTTTGATCTATTGCCTTACGCCTTCTGGCAAACAATGGCTTAGATCCAATCACATGATTTGACAAGATAGATTCTTATAGGAATAATTTAGAGATGAAAGCCTGCCGGTTGTCCGGTGGGCTTTTTTTGTACCCGGAATTTTCTTCCCCTCCCTTATATTTTAAACAGAAAACTCTTATGACAATTTTAGATTTAATCAAGGCGGCATGTAAGACGAAAGGCGTGCCGGAGAAGTATGCGGAACGTATTCAGAAAACGTTCAAGATTGAGAAAGCCGAGGGGATGGAGGCTTTCGTGGACCTGTTCAAGGATAATATTCTTCCGGCAATCCAAGAAGCGGAGAATGAAGCTAAGACTACGGCTGAAACGGCCGCTGTCGCCGCTTATGAAGCCAAGCATGGGTTGAAGGATGGTAAACCGGTAGAAGATCCGGATAAGAACAAGAAAACGGAAGAAGAGTTGTTGAAGGATCTTAGCCCGGAACTGAAAGCTTATCTGGAAAGTATGAGGAAGAGCGTCGATGATATGGCTAAGAAGGTGGGCGATTCCATTACCAACTCGGCAAACGAGGCTAAGAAAGAAACAGTCCGTAAGCAGTTGAAAGATGCCGGTCTTCCGGATAACTGGCTGGGACGTGTGGACTTGGCTTCGGAAACCTCTATCGAGGATCAAATCAAGGCGCTTTCCGAAGAGTTTACCGGAATCCAGCAAAAGGCGATCGATGATGCCGTGGCCCGTGGTGATTACGCTCCCGGTTCCGTGAATCTTCCGGAGCGTTCCGAGGCGGATTGGGCGAAGCTGATGGATCAGGATGCCGACAGGAGTGCGAATAATCCCGGTGTGGTGAACCTGGGTATTGAATAATCCAAGAAAAGTGTAACGTTATGTACAGAAAAAGAGAAAGAGAATTCCAGTATCCTCCCGGAATTGAAAAGATTATTGAGGATGTGATCGGCGGTGGGACGATTGACCGCCGGGATTTGCGGAACGCTTTGTTCAATGGCAAGTCGTTGGACGAGCTTCCTCCGATCGTGATCGTGGTGAAAGATCCGGAAGCTGGGCTGTATCATGTATTGAAGACGGCGATGGCTTCCGATGCTGGCAATGAAACTACTTATAAGGTGTCCAAGAATCATCTGTTTGGTGTGGGTGACTTCGTGACGATTGGTGGAGCTTTGACAGGCGCATCCGATAAGATCACGGCTATTGATAAGAGTAATGCGGAGTTTGATACGATCACGTTGGAAGCGACTATCGGTGCTGCCGCAAAAGGTCAGGTATTGGTTCAGGCTAAAGACAAACAGGCTGCGAAAGCCGCCAAGTTGCCTTATGATGGCGAATTGGTTGTCACGATGAATAAAGTCGACTTGACTGTAGCCAACCAGCAGTCCGGGTTACTGGTAAGAGGTACGGTAAACGAATCCTGTATGCCGTTCCCGGTAGATAAGGACTTGAAGGCATTAATGTCGTTTATCCGTTTTGTGTAGTCCATTAAAATCAGATATATGGAAAGAAGTTTAATTAAGCAAGTGAATAAAAAGAACATGGCGGCCCGTTTGAATACCCGTCATGTGAAACCGGTTGTCTTCCCGAACTTCTTCGGGGTGAAAAGAAAGACCTCGTTGAAGTGGGAGACTCTGACCGGTGAGAAAGGCGCTCCGGTAATGGCAGACGTGATCTCTTTCGACGCTTCCGCACCGCAGAAGACCCGTGAGGTGATCAGCAAGCTGTCCGGCGATATCCCGAAGACAGCCGTCAAGCGTGGCATGAACGAGAGCGATTACAACGAGTACAAGCAATTGGAACGTGACGCGCAAGGTGACGCGGACCAGTTAGCATTGTTGAATCTGGGTTTCAAGGATCAGGATTTCGTGTATAACTCCGTCCGTGCCCGTTTCGAATGGTGGTGTATGCAGCTCATGAGCCGTGCGGGTTTCCATTTGTCGGCAAAGAACAATGGCGGTGTCGTTACGGCTGAGTTTGTCGGTTGCGGTATGCCGAAGAAGAACCAGCGTAAATCTACTACGGACTGGAGTAACGCTACAACGGCCAATGGATTGCAGGATATTGAGGATACGGTTGTGGCCGCTTCTGCCGAAGGGGTGACGATCCGTTACGTTGTAATGCATGTGGCTGATTTCTCTTTGCTAAAGAAACAGAAATCCACGTTCGACACGTTAAAGGCATGGGTTAATTCGTCCTCCAAGATATTGGTGACAAAGAATCTCATCAACGAGTATCTGGCCGAGCAGGAGATCCCGGTGAAGATCATTACCGTGAACCCGGCTGTCCGTATCGAGGATAGTGCCCATCGTCGTAAGACGATCAATCCTTGGGAGCGTAAGCGTGTATGCTTCTTGGAGGATTTGAAGGTGGGTGACATTCAGCATGGGCCGATCGCCGCCGAGTCTTCCGCTACCTTGCAGAAAATCGCTCTCATGGTTAAGCAGGATTGGATCTTGGTAACCAAATGGTCTGAGCTGGAACCGTTCAAGGAATGGACGAAAGCGGAAGCGAACGCTATTCCTGTCGTGAATGATCCGGATGCCATGTTCATCATGAAAGTGGATGGGAAGGATTGGAACGCTTCCGAGGATACCGAGGGTACGGATGATATCCCGGCGACATTCTTGGGTGAAACCATCGAACCGGAGGATCAAACGATTCAGGATACTGAAAACGGAGAATAACAATCATGGCTAAGACGATTCGAGATACGATACTCGCTTATCCCGGTCTGGCTGACTGTGAAGATTTTTTGGATAACGTCGTTTTGCCGGGACGCGGTTTTGAAGGTACAGAAGATAGTAAGACGATCGATATCCAAAAACAAAAGCTGGTGGCCGCCGACCTTTATTCCATGGTCGGCGGTCTGCCGGATTTCACGGAAAACAAGCTCTCCATCACGTATCCCCGTGCATGGTATGACGCTACGGCGAAACGACTATACCGGGAGGGAGGAGAACCGGAGAAAGCGGAATTGATAGGCAATAAGATCGAGGTACCCAAAGGAAGGGCGAGAAACAGATGGTAAAGCGATATTCACATACAGCGATAGTGACGATTCAATCCTGCCAATTGGTCAAAGGGGAATGGGTTGCCGGTAAACCGACGGAAATAGAGGTCACTGGGCAATACTACCCGTCCAATAGTGGACAGCAATTGAAGCGGAACGTTGATGGGAAGGAATTTATCGTACACGGTGAGTTCTCGACAAAGGCCCGTCCTGTGGAAAATGCGAAGCATATCCGGATTGACAGTATCGCTCTCGATGTGGATATCATTAGCTGGGAACCGTTTCAGACTCACTCTGTAATCTATGTGTAGCTTATGGCAAGGAAAGGTGGTTTGACTCCGATGTGGAGTGATAGGGAAGTAGGGCGTTGGTTCGATTACTATGTGGATCGGGCGGAAGAGCGGATATACAAGTTATTGCAACGTGCCGGGGAAGAGTTCGTGAAGATCGCTCGAAAAAAAGGGAACTATCAGAATCATACCGGCAATCTTCGTAGTTCAATCGGCTATGTGATCATTAAGGATGGCGATATATTGACCGAGAACTACGAGTTGTCAGATGAGAAAGGTACCGATAAACATACGGGATTGAGAGAGGCTAAAAGGCTCGTATCAGAATTACTACCCCTTTATAAGAATGGCTGGGTATTGATTGGTGTAGCCGCTATGCCTTATGCCAAGTATGTGGAAGCAATCGAAAATCTGGATGTTATCTCTGTAGCCACGGAACATGCCGAGGATTGGATCAAGAAACAGAGTCGAACGTTATTTGATAAACTCGCTGAGAAAGGATATTGAACATGGCAGATCAGTTTGATATAGTGGATATCGTATATAATGCGGTTGAGCCGGCGAGTACGGGCTTTATCCTGTATAAGGATCAATCCGGCGATGGCGAGAAAAGAAATCATATCACGATCCGCTCTCTGGCCTTGAATGGGAAAGATTATGTCAACAAGGGATCGATAAATATCAATATCTTCGTCAAGAGACCCTCGAAAGGCGTATCGGATCGACAGTTGATGATAGAGACCGTACGAGGCGTGAGGTTCGTGTTGCGGGATATCAAGCCGCCGTTGGGGATGTATTGGAAATCTCGGATCGTCTGGTCTGAGCCTATGGGCGAGGCCAAGGATGGCTTCGATTGTACGAATATTAGATTAGAGGTTATAACAGAATTAGATTAGTGATATGGAAAGAAGTTTAGCGCTGGATGTGGCGTATTTAGGAGTTGCGGAACCCGGGGATGGCGTGGCCGGTACCGAGTTCACCCAATGCGTTGACGTGGATACGGTGACGTTCAATTTCTCGGATGCCAAGGAGCTTAGTTTTACGTCCATGGGACATGAGGATCCTTGGGCGGTGGTGAGTCGGAAAGGAGATCCTTCCAGTATAGAGTTCTCTATCCCTTCTCCCACGAGCGACGAGATGAAAATGTTTTGCGGGGGAACCGTTTCCGGTGATAAATGGGAGGCTCCCTTGTCTACGCCCTCGATATTGAAGACGATCAGGCTACAGAGCCTACCGTACCAAGGTAAGTTCACGGAATATGTCTTTGTCAAGTGCTCTGTGTTCGGGAAGATCAGCCAAGCCCCGGATAAGGAGAATTGCGATCTCTTATTGGTAAAGGCCACGATCATGACACCGGTATCTGCGGCTGGCAAACAAGCGTCCCCGTATAGCAGGGCGGTGAAGGCCGTATCGGAAGACACGGAATGATGTTTTTTGTTTAGGTTGTCTAGAGCCTCGGTTTTTGCCGGGGCTCTTATATTTTAGAGGAAAATCATGAGCGTAAAGCGAGCACTACAGATTGAGAGCGACGTGGTGACAAGTCGGTCAGTCGTGATTCCTTTCGAGTTCAAGCCGGAGACGATCCCGGCGGGTAAGAACGTTGGTGATAGTATCGTTATCACCCCGATCACGGTAAGGACCGGGTTTAGGATACGGCCGTTACTCTTGCGGATTGACAAGGCGGACAAGGATGCTATCGTGGCTCATAAGGATGTTACGTTTGATAGTGTACTGTCGGAGTTGATGGCGAAATATGACGAGTTGATCTTTGAGATCGTATGTTTGGGTATCCATAACAAGAAAGGGGACATGCCCGCTTGGTTCCGGGAGGTACTGAAAGACAATTGTACATGGGAAGACCTGTATATCCTTTTGAACGCTATCCTCTTTCGTCTGGGTTGTAACCCTTTTTCTCGTACTATCATAGCTTTGGAAGCTGTGAGCCCGTTAAGCGAAGAGGAGATAATAGCCCTTCAAGAAAACAACGAGACTTGGGTAGGTCGGAGCCGGTGACGCAAAGTAGCTTCATGTTCCTTGTGCTATGTAACGAGGCGTTCGGGTATACGCATGAGCGGACATTGGACAGCGATCTGGCGCTTGTCATGTCCATGCTACGGGAACATGGTTACTTGGTGAACGACCGGAACAAATCACTGCTCGTGGACGATGATGAATCCGGGGATAATCATGGCGAGTGGGTCGAGGTAATCGATTTCGATACGGGAAAAAAGAAAAGGGTTCGAAGAATGAGCCCGGTATGATATATATTACTTTGCGTAGAGAACGTTTGTCATAGTGATTTTGGTTGTAAAAAAACCGACGAACCGTGAGGCTGGTCGGTTTTTGTTCTCTGTAAATGTGTCAAGATCTTCAGAGTGTCTGCTCGATAACCAGAGCGGTGTCTTCTAGCGAAAAGTAATTGGGTAACGCTCCGGATGGATTATGCTGTCAATCTCAAGATCCACATCAATTGCGTCCCAACGCAACGAATCCTCGTCCGGTATGGTCACGTCCAATACATCCGATACTTTTGCATTTCTGAACCAAGGGTATCTGTCATACGATAGATAATATTCCTTCCCTCCTACGAAAAGGAGGATACCGTGTGCATTAATCATTGTTACTCCCGCAGGGGGTGTTCCATTCATTTTTTTATTATATCGAGGCCGGACAAGCTGCATGAGAATATTCGTTGATATCTATAAGATGGATATTCAAAACATCTTCAATATCAAAAAGAGTGCTGGTTGTAAAGTTGTGGTCACCTCTTAACCATTTGGATATCTCAGAGGGACGTTTACTCATTTTTTCGGCAAATTCCTTTTGGGATAGACCTTTCCTTTTGATACCTTCTGCTATTTTTACGGCAAGCATCATACGTCTTTCCATGTTCTTGGCTCTTTTCGTGTCTATATTGCCAAGTACTGTATCCAAAATAGATGTATTGTTCATATTTATTCCTCCTTCAATTTTAAATTACCTAAGAAAAAACCGTTATCATCGAGATGTATATCCTTGTTTTTGATGGCTTCTGATATGATTCTGGATATTCGAACCACTGTTTCAGCTTCTTTTTTTAAGGAAGAACTTTCTTGATAAGCTCTAATGTTTTTGGGTTTGTATCCTCCACCTCCAACAACGATAGCAACGTTAGCAAATCGAATACAATAGATTCTTAATTTTTTGTCAGGACTATCAAATAGAGCGCAAACACCATCTCCCGGTTTCCCTTCATTTAGCTTGAAAAAGTGTTCGGCTGCCCCCGTTTTTGTAGCCATAATTTTTAACTTAGATACGATATCTTCTATTTCGGTTGGATATCCAGAATAGTTGTTCTGAAGAAATTATTCAAAAACGCTCTGATCCTCTTGATTGAGAATGACAGAATATATTTGAGTCTTCTTTCCTGACAGTTGCTTTATTTTGACAATCTCAAGTTCCACGATGAATTTTTTCTTTTTACAAAAAAACGAAGAAAAAGCGACAAGGCAAAAGAAAATGTCGAAAAAGATAACTTATAAGTGAATTTTTAACGGTTGACAGTCTCACATGAAAGGCTATCCTATATTTTACCATAAACGCATTATGGGAATAAGGAATAGGGATGGAGCGCTGTATATTGCGACTGGTCTTGATAACTCCGGCATGTACGAGGGAACACGGGAAGCGATGGGAATTATCAAGACCTTGGCCGGTGAGATCACGTCTTTTGACGTATTCGGTGGTATCGGTATCAGTGCGGCGACGGCGTTCGCCAAGGCCGCAAAGAGCTCATACGACTTCGAGAAGGAGTTCCGGAAGAACATGCTGGAAGTAGCGACCATTTCCACGCAGGTAACGGATGATATGACCGGTTTCATGAATCAGGTCATGTCCATAACTCAAGAGATACCGATCAAGGCTCCGGAGGCCGCCAAGGCGTTATATAGCATTGTCTCCGCCGGACATGACGGGGCGGATGGTATGAAGATCCTAGAAGTTTCGGCTAAAGCTGCCGTGGGAGGACTTACGGAAACCGAGACGGCAGCCGATGCCATTACAACGATCCTGAATGCTTATAAGATGTCTGCGGAGGAAGCCGGTACGGTCTCGGACCAGCTTTTTACAACCGTCCGGTTGGGTAAGACTACATTTGGCGAATTGGGAGCCTCTATAGCCCAAGTTGCTCCTATTGCGGCCGCGTATGGGATTAGTATCGACCAAGTGTTGGGTGCTGTCGCTTCATTGACCAAGCAAGGAACGCCGACGGCGCAGGCTATGACACAGATCCGTGCCGCTATCCAAGGAACCGCCGGAGAACTTGGAGACGCCGCTTTCCAAGGTCGTACTTTCCAAGAGGCATTACAATTGATTTATGAGAAGGCTGGTGGTTCCGCTTCCAAGATGAAGGAAATGCTTGGCACGGATGAAGGCCTGGCCGCTACACTGGCTTTGACTGGAAAGAATGCAAAGGCGGCAGCAAATGATTTGGGAGAGTTGCAGGGCTCCTTGGGTGCGACAGAGGCTGCGTTTGAGAAGATGGCTGACGCCGCCGATAATCAGCTCACGTTGTTGGCGAATAATGTACAGGCTTATTTGCGCCCAATGGGAGAGAGGATATTGAAAGAGGTGTCAGATATCGCCAAGGCGTTTAATGAGGCTTTTGAGAACAATGATATCGAGGGGACGATATCGAGGGTTGAGGCATTGGTGAAAAATGCGGCGGGAGCGTTTCTTTCTTATAAAACAGCTATTTTGTTGGTTCAAGTGGCGCAACGATCTTATATCAAGACATCAGCTTTGAGCAGACTGGCGACGATTCAGCATACGACCGCAACCGCGCTGCTTACAGGTGCTTTGAAAAAACAGGCTGTCGCAATGTTGGCCGTCGGAAAAGCTGCCCTTGCGAATCCGTATGTCTTGGCCGTGGCGGGTGTTACGGCCCTTGGGTATGCGATCTTCAAGCTCGCGACACAGGCGACGGCATCAGAGAAGGCGTTGGATTCCCATAACAAGAGGGTCGCAGAGATGAAGGACTGGATAGAAGGCATGAGATCTCAAACGGATGAACTATTGAATGCTTTGCGCGACGATAACAAGTCCATGTTACAGAAAGTGGAGGCATACGAGAAATTACAAGCCCTCTATCCGGATGAACTGAAAAATCTATCCTTGCAAAAGTTCATGTTGATGGATATGACGGAGGCTAATAAGATGCTTTCTAAATCGATAGATGAGCGAACCATGGCCCAACAGCGCGCTACCGTAAACTCCATAGAGGATGAAATTGCAAAAAATAACCATCGAATCTCCCAGCTAGACAAGAAAAGTTGGATTGATACCAGCTTTTCGGAGGCATTTGAGTTACGTCGTTTACGAAAACGGAACGAGCAGTTGAAGATTGAGCATGATAAAGCGGTTGAGATAGTCGTACAAGGATTGAAGGCTCGTACGAAGGCGGAGGCGTTAGCTAGTAGCCAACAAGAGGAGGAAAAGGCGAAAATAGCTACACCTATTGATAAAAAGGAACTAGAAAAGCGAAAAAAGCTTCAAGACGAACTCCTATCCCTCCGCCGGCAGAACCAGCAATCCGAGATCGATCTGATGAAAGAAGGCTCCGCAAAGAAGATCGCCCAGATAAACCTAGACTATGACAATGAGATCGCCGCCATACTTACCAAGGAAAAAGAGTGGAAAGACGCTCAAGGCGGCAAACTGACTAAGGAACAGACCGTGGAGATTCGTACAGCCTTGGTGAACTCATACGTCAAACGGGAGCGATCGACCTCTAATGTGAATAAGGAACAACTGGAGGAAGAGAAACGTGCCATGAACGAGTATCTGAAAGAATACGGTTCTTATCTTGATAAGAGAGATGCTATCACGGCTCTTTATAACGAGAAGATAGCCAAGGCTACGACGGAAGGCGAGCGTAAGTCCCTTTCCGAGGCCATGAAAAGGGAACTGTCTGATCTCGACATAGAGGCGAGCAAGACGACTTCCGCTATCAGTCGGTTGTTCGGTGACATGAAAGACAAGACCCTCTCCGAGTTGGAGGCCATCAACCGGAAGGGGCGTGAAGCCTTGGAGTTCTTGAAAAGCGGTGTCTGGGATGAGAGCAAGGGCAAGGATTTCGGTATCACGAAAGAGACGTTTGAACTGTGGAGTAAATCACCCGATAAACTAAAAGATATCTCGGATGCGCTCAAGGAGAACAAGGAAGCCGCGGACAAGTTGCGCCCGGCATACGAGAAGGTCGCCAAAGGTCTGAAAGGCGTATTTGAGGCTGGTAACGATACGAAAAAGCTGCGACAGGCAATTGACGATATAGAGGAAGGGCTTGGCGAAATCATGCGGTCTGGGCAATTCCTCTCTGATACTTTCTCGAAACTCGGGGATTCGTTCGGTGGTGCGTTCGGTGAGATAGCCGAAGGCTTGAATGTGGCCATGGACGCGGTCAATTCCGCCATGGACGGGGCGAAAGCCGGTGCGATGTTCGGGCCGATCGGTGCGTCTGCCGGTGCCGCTATCGGGGTGGTCACATCCCTTGCCTCCTCTATCGCCAAGATCCATGACAAGAAGAACGAGAGTCGTATCCAGCGTTTGCAGGATCAGATCGACACGTTGGACAAGTCGTACGATAAGCTGGGCAGGTCCATCGAGAAAGCCTATTCCAAGGATGCCTCCAAGCTTATCGACCAGCAGAATAAGCTATTGGAACAGCAAAAAGTGCTTATCCAAAACCAGATCAAGGAGGAGGAGGACAAGAAGAAAACCGACAATGACCGCATCAAGGAGTGGCGGGACCAGATAGACGAGATCAATAACACCATAGCGGATAACAAGGAGGCCGGCAAGGACGCCATTTTCGGTAGTGACATAAAATCCGCTATCGACGATTTCGCCAACGCTTACGCCGAGGCATGGTCAGCTGGGGAAGACAAGGCCCAATCAGCTAAGGATCTCGTGAGGAAGATGATAAGGAATATGGTCACGGAGTCGATCAAGGCCGCCGCTTCCGATCCCATGAAAGCCATACGAGAGAAGCTGCTTGAGTTCTGGTCTGATAATTACATCAGTGATTGGGAGCAAGACTACCTCGACCAAAAGGCGCAGGAGCTGGCCGACGACCTCGACCGTAAGTTCGGCTGGGCCGACAAGTACTTCAAGCCTGACGATCCCGAGGATGATAATACCCGTGTGGCCTCCTCGAAGGGCATCGCCTCCATCTCGCAGGACTCGGCTAACGTGATAGACGGTAAGATGTCAACGCAACTTATATTTTTAGATAGGACGTTGGTGCAAGTGACGGGTATAGCCGACCAGATGCGCTTCATATATGACCTCCAGACAAGGGGATGGAAGAACGTGGAGGCGATCAAGGATCTGTCTGGGAAGGTGTCGGAGAACACGGCCAAGGTAGCTGAGATCTCCGGGCGTATAGAGGCCCTATCCGAGAAGATAGAGGCGAATACCAAGTCGGCGGCCTCCGGTATAAAGACTATTAACGACAAGGGTATATTAATGAGATCAAGATAATGATGGAGACGGTTAACGACATAATCAAATCGGCCCTCTCGCTTGGGGCGTGCAGTGGTTCTAACGGGGTGACGGACTGGAGAAGCCTCGTGTGGCTGTTCTTCAGCCCGCAGGGGCGTGAGTTTTGCGCGGAGAATGATTTCCCGTCGTTAGACATGTTCCGTGGCATGGCCGGTCACGTGATGCCCTACGGGGTGTACGTTGACTCCGGCCACGTGGACGTAACCAATCCCGGCAATATCGCCGTGATAGGTGATACGGATGCGGTGATAACGATAGACGATAACGAGCGTGTTCACAAGGTGATCCTCATGCACGGCGGCAAGGCTAGGGTCGTGGCGAGCGACTACGCCGTGATCCTGCTGGTGAATATCGGGGGAGAGGTTGAGATAAACAAGGATAATACCGTGGTGATCTTATGAGGGGTGAGTTATACATAGACGGCAAGGACGCCTACACCGATTTCGGCGTATGGATCACGGAGGGAGGTTACGACGGCCTTCTCCCGTTCCCCGAGCTGGTGGAACCGGATAGGAACGACTGGCCGGACGAGGACGGCATAGAGCCGGACTTGGAAAAGCCCACCTTGAAACCACGGGAGCTCAACATCACGTTCGTCCGCAGCGTGGACGGAAGATCCACCGGTGCTCTTGTCGAGTACCTATCGAAGCCCGGGTATCACCTCTTCCGTATCCCCTCGTTGGGCAGGGAGTGGAGCTTGCGACTCATCCAGAGCCCGGCGTATGAGGATTGGGACACGTTGGAGGCCTTCACGTTACGTTTCGCCGAGGACCGGCCCGTAAGACCCTCTTCCGTGGCGATCCCGGAGGGTAGAGCGTATGTTCCTCCATCCGAGTACGAGCTGGACGGCGTACCCTTGGATCGATACGGCGTAATGGTGACGGAGGGGCGGGATGAGATCATGAGATCCCCGACCGTGAAGACTAACCTGTCCCGTACGGTACTGGACGTTAACGGTAAGATTTACGATGCCGGCAAGGTGGTGTATAATAGCAAGGAAGTCACGCTTAAATGCTGCCTGATCGCCGGCTCAATGACGGCGTTCTGGAACTGTTACGACGCCCTGCTCCACGCCTTGATCCAACCGGGAGAGCGTTCGCTGTACGTGGATTACAACGTGGAGGAATACCCCTGCTACTACAAGAGGACGTCCGGCTGGAAACTGGAGAGCCTCCGTGGGCGTGTGGTGGTGACATTCAACCTCACGCTGGAGTTCACGGTGTTCCGGATGGATGGTATCGATTACCTGCTGGCTACCGAGGCCGGGGAACTGGTGGTCACGGAGGACGGGGAATATTACATAGACTTGAACACATATGCCTAAAAAGAAGAAGAAAATATCGGAGCTCGCGTTGGCCGACAGCCTCACCGGTCTGTACACGATCGGTTGCAAGATCATAGACGGTATACAAACCAGCGTGAAGGTGAGCCTCGGGACCATCCAGACGGCTTACGAGAACATGCTCACGGAGATCTCCAACGCCCGTGCCGCCACCAAGGCGGCCAATACGGCGGCCTCCAACGCCAACACCGCCAAGCTGAACGCCGAGGCGGCCACGTCAAAGGCCAATACGGCCACGGCGAACGCCATCACCGCGACGAACGAGGCGAAAGCGGCCACCACCAACGCTACCGCCGCCGCCACGAAGGCGAACACGGCGGCCACGAACGCCGATAACGCGCGTGTAGGCTTGGAGACCTTGAAAGCGAACACCGAGAAGGCGACGCAAGCCGCCAACACCGCGGCGAGTCTCGCCAACGATAAGGCCGTTTACGCCAACACGCAGGGTAACTTCGCCAAGACACAGGGTGACCGCGCGCAGGAGCTGGCCGACCACCCATGGAAGGTTGGCGATAACGGCAACTGGTGGAAATGGGATCTGGATGGGGACAGGTATGTCGATACGGGCATCCTCGCCAAGGGAGGCGTCTTGTACCCGACCTTCACGATCAACCCCGCCGACATGACGCTGGTGATGTCCTACGAGGACGAGGTGTCACCAAACCTTGTCAAGCTCAACCAAGAGACCGGTGAGCTGTATTTGAACGTATGACCAAAAAAAGGAAGGAGGAATTATAATGAGTCAGATAGTATTGGGGAAGGTGGCGTTCGTCGATAAGGGCGTTTATGCCACGGCGAGTACGTACAACACCTTCGATTTCGTCGTCACGGATGATAGCTGCTACCTCTGTGTCAAGGACGGAAACAAGAACCACCCCTTGACCGATACGGCTTGGTGGAAATGTATCGCCCGTGGTACGCAGGCAACGGAAGCGGCCAAGACCGCCCTTGCGGAGGCGAATAAGGCTATCGAGGCCACGAGGAACGCTATCTCTGCTGCGGGTTTGGCTAACGCTAAAGCGTTGGAGGCTGGGAAACAGGCTGATTTGGCCGGTCGAGCATCTGATGAGGCTTTGGCTGCCGCAGTCGATGCCGAGGCGATGATCTCCGAGGGCAAGGCGCAGATAGCGTCGATGAGAGCCGCCGAGCAATCGTTGATGAGCCAGGCGTTATTGGCCCCCACGAGGATGGAGTTGGGATACGTCAAGAGGATAACGTTGGGGAATACGGTCGCCCAGAGGATTGCCGTGAGTCTGTTCCCGGCCTATGTCCTTCCGAACGTGATCTTTCAGCAAGCGTTTTATTCCGGGGATGCCCTGTATGTGGACCCACATGGGAACTTGACCGTGCGTAAGACCGGCACGGCCACGATCCACGTTATCCCGGCGCAGAACACCTCGCTCGCCCAAACGATAGAGATCGAGGTCACGGCCCCGGTTATCCGCAAGGCCGGTAGCGTGATGAGATTTTTATCCGGTAGCCGGATACGAAAGGTATAATTGTCTAACATTTTAATATACAGAATCATGTCATTAACAACAGCAGAGGAGGAGAAGGTACGCGCTATCATCACGGCCTTCGATAACGGCAAGACGATCGACCAGCTGCCCTTGGCCGACACGAACCAGCCCTCCAAGTATTTGATCGAGGGAGTGTCCAAGGAAACGGGCGAGTCAGTGAGGATCCCTTTCGCCGACGCGGTATCGATCGTGAACAAGCACGTCGCTATCCGTCGCTGGAAACGTGGTCAGGGCACGCCAGTCGGCGAGTCCTACGGTAATATCGATTTCCTGCGGGATCTTCCCTCCGTGATCGGTCTGGGCTGCTACCTCGTGTCCGTTGACCGTAGCCGGCGTAAGCTTGACCCGACGAACCACCATCGTTTCGCCGACGGCAGTCCCGCCGCCTTGGACGGCACGATGGGCGATTACCTGTGGTGCTGGAACGCCCACTACTACTCTTGGTGGGTAGACTCCACCTATTATTACGAGGCCGTGAGCCCGACCCCGATCGAGGGTCATTTGAACTATTACATCCCGGCCGGGGGTACGTCGGCCTTGGGAGCCGGCGTCATGGACCGTACGAGCGGCACGTTGGTCTCCGTCGTCAGTGACGATCCCCGTTATCGTGGCGGGAACAACGACGCGACGAGGGACGGGAAGCACAACACGCAGCTAGGCATGGTTGCCACGAACATGAACGCCGCGGCTTTCGGCACGGCCGCCCGCAAGAAGGGTGAGGGCTGGGAATCCGGCTGGTTCGTCGCGAACAGCGTCGTCGGTTATCTCTACCGCCTTATCATGGGTACCCGTGATTGCCAGTCCGCGTTGAACCCGGTAAAGGACTCCAATGGCCTATATCAGGGCGGTACCGGTAAGGGAGTTACGGAATGGTCTTGGGATCCTTGGTCGAGCCATAACGGTGGTTATCCGATTATTCCGACGAGCGTAGGGATCGAGTTGGGGGACTCGGTCGGCGTGAGCGACTACGCCGTGAAGGGCTCGGACGGTGGTACCGTCCACCAAGCGCACGTCCCTTGCTTCCTAGGCTTGAAGAACTTCTACGGGCATATCGGTCTGATCGAGCGTGGCGCTTTGATAAACAAGCTGTCCGACGGTAGCGGAGATTATTATGTCGCCCCGTCCCTTTACTCGGCTTTCAACATCAACTCGATCGAGGGTCTGATAAAGGCCGCGAAGGTTCCTAAGAACGATCCCAGTGGCTGGAAATATATCACTGAGCTCAGTATGCAGAATCTATGCTCCGCCCCGACTGTCGCCTCCGGCAGCTCCAGCACCTATTATTGCGACGGTTGGTATAACGACAACGCTACATCCGGCCTTCGCTGTCCGTTCCGTCGTGGTCCTGCGAGCAACGTTGCTATTGCCGGCTTAGCGTACCTCATTGGTTACAATGCGGTCTCGCACGCTTACGTGTACTGGTCGTCGCCCCTCTGCTATTTTGCAGAGGACGTAAGCCCCGTGCCCGTGCAGTACTAGCGTTCATTGTGTTCGGGTGTCCATCGTGTCCATCAGGGTGCGAAGCGCCCGAGCACCCAAGGCACGTAAGTGCCGCATCTTAGTTCTTTGACATGTTGTTTCCGTTCCTGTTTTATTTTTCCCGCCGTAAGGCGGTCGCACTTGAAAAATTAAATATTACCTTTGTTCCGCCTATTGATTGGGCGGGTTGTCTTCTCTGACGTCCAGTTCCGGCCTTCGCTGTCCGTTCCGTCGTGGTCCTGCGAACAACGGTGCTAATGCCGGCTTAGCGTACCTCAATGGTAACAATGCGGTCTCGAACGCTAACGTGAACTGGTCGTCGCCCCTAGGATACGCCGCTGATTTATTCAGTAAGAAGAAGTGGAGGAGAGACCCTGTCACTGGACAAAAAATCAAGGCTAAGGGTATAGTCCCGGTAGGTTGATAAACCGACGGCTCATGACCCGATGGCGATTGCAGACACTGGACACTAAAAGACACTTGGGACACCATGAGGAGAAAAGGTGACTTTTCCGGGGATATAGCCCGGAAAGAAAACTATTACAAGGCTTTTGATCATGCCAGCAAGAACAAGCATGGCAAAAAGGCCATAACAAAGTTCGAGGCGGACTTGGAAAAGAACCTTTCCGATCTCCTATACTCTTTTGAAAACGGGACGTTCGTAACCTCCCCGTATCGTTTCATGACCGTCCATGAGCCGAAAAAACGTCTTATCGGGATGCTCCCTTTTCCGGATCATGTCCAGCACTGGGCGATGCTCAATGAGGTGGAGGATTATTTTACGAGATCCTTCTCCGCGTATACCTACGGAGGGGTGAAAGGACGCGGTCCCCACGCCTACATGAGGATGATCCGGAAGGTCTTGAGAAAATATCCGGAACGTACCACCGACTATCTCCTGTGCGATATCCACCACTTCTATCCGACTGTCAATCACCCGGTACTGAAAAGCCAGCTCAGAACACGTATCAAGGATAATCATTTATTGCAAAGGTTTGATGAGATCATTGACAGCGTCGAGGGGGATACCGGTATGTTTCCCGGCACGAAGCTGGCGCAGTTCTTCTCGCTTGTCTATCTTTATCTTTTCGATCACGATTTGAAGCGGTGCTTCCATGTCGGGGAATGCCCGGCTTTGGTTGAGTACTACACGAAAAGGTATATCGAGGAAAGTATCGCAACGGCCAAAACAGAACATGATTATGAGGAGTTATCCAAAGGGATTCAATATCTCTCGGACAGGTTCAAGGGATATCTGAACCGTCTGGACTTCTGTTACCGTCTCGCCGATGATGTCTTGATACTGCATGAGGACACCGTATTCTTGCACCTTGTCATCGAGTGGATCGGTCTTTATTACGCTAACGAGCTTAGGATCGGTCTTAACCCGAGATGGAAGATCGGGCACGTGATGGACGGTGTCGATACGGGGGGATACGTGCATTTCCCGGATCACGTCCGTGTCCGGAAACGTAACAAGGTGGCTCTCTGCCGCCAGATAGCGAGATTGAGAAAGAAGGGTTTGCCGGACGAGGAGATAAGGAAGAGGGCCTCTTCCCGTATAGGCTTCATCCAACACGCTGATACGAGTAATCTATTAAATAAATTAGGAATGGAAACACCAAGGAAAAGACTGGGACAGGTGATAAGGAATAAAAAAAGTCCGTGGGAGGATCTCCCGGCCGACCGGAAAATGAGATTCGAGGATATACTTTATGATACCCGGATACCGGAGGACCGGAGAGGCCCCGAGGAGGACAGGCTGATTGAGTTGATCGATTATAAGATTGAGGATAGCAAGATCGAGAGAAACGAGGACGGCACGCCAAAGAAGTGCCTCGCCATACGTTTCCGATGGAAAGGCGAGGAGCGTTACGCTTTCACCGGTTCCGCCGTCTTGATTGATCAGGCGCTCACGGACTTCTCTCACGAGGACTTGCCGGTGGATACCGTGATAAAGGTGCTCACCAACAAGTTCGGTAAGAAATTTTTCAGGTTCACTTGACCCGTGGGGATCGCTCTTGGCCGATCCTTCCGGGTCGGCTAAAAAACATTTAAATATATGGAGACAAGAGCGATTTACACGGAGAGAAAGACATTCGTAAAATACGATGACAACCATTACCTATTGTACCTGAACGAGGAGGTCTTGGAGAACCACGTTCCGGAGGGCCACGGGGGCGAACCGGAACCGGAGCCTTGCACGGCTTACGCCTATACCGGCACGTGCGAGGATGGCGGTACGCTGGTCGAGGCGACTTCCGCGAGTTATGACAGTCTCGTGTCCGGATTGGTCCGGAGAGAGTATTCCGCCGATCGGGTAGAGGCGATAACGCTGAATAAATTGAGCTCGGATAATGAAAGAAAGGCCGAGTTTGAGGCCGAGTTCGCCTGTCTGGAGCATTACCGTAACGACTGCAAGGCGAGGGTACGTGCCTTGCTGGGTATGCCCGAAAGCGTCTCGAACACCCTTTAAATACCGTTCGAGATGCGTATCTATGATAAGACGGGCGAGGTATTGCTTGACATCCCGGTGGACGATGACAGCTATCGTTACCGGGCGATAGCGCAAGCGAAGAAGGTGGAGCTGCGTTACTCCCTCGTGGATCACGTGGAGCTGCCCACCGGGGCGTATATCGAGTACCAGGGGGAAAGGTACACGCTGTGGTACCCTTCGGATTTCAAGAAGGAGGGCACGAGGGTATTCGACTATACCGTCACCTTCGGCGGTAACGAGGAGATCCTGAAAAAATATAAGTACAAGCTGCTGGCGGACAAGCCGTACAAGCTCAAGTTCGTCATGACGGCCACGCCGGGGATGTTCATGGAACTGCTGGTGGACAACTTGAATCTTTATGATTCCGGCTGGACGGTCGGCACGGTGATCGAGGCCCCGGAGAAACTGTTGTCGTTCAACCATGAGAAATGCTGGGCTGTATTGGGGCGTTTGGCCGAGGAGTTCGACACGGAGTTCGAGATCGTGGGCAAAACTATCAACCTCCGCAAGGTGGAGTATTACAAGGACGCTCCTCTAAAGCTATCCTACGGAAAAGGTAACGGATTCCTTCCCGGTGTAGGTCGTGCGAACCAAGGCGACAACCTCCCCGTTGAGATCCTTTACGTGCAAGGTGGCGAGCGGAATATCGATTATTCGGCCTACGGAAGCCAGACCTTGCTGCTCCCCAAGTCGCAGGAGCTTTCCTACCAAGGCAGACGCTACAAGACCGACAAGGACGGGATGTATGTCACTCGCGCGGACAAGCCCCTTTCCTCTTATAATGAGGACAGCTACGACGCCAGCGATATATATCCATCCCGGGTCGGTACGGTGAGCGAGACCGACACGGAGCCGGGCGAGGACACGGACGGGAACGAGGTCACATTCTATAATTTCTACGACTCGTCAATTCCAGATAACCTGAATCTCGAGGATTGCCTGATCGCCGGCCAGACCATGACGGTTATCTTCCAGACAGGCCGTCTGGCGGGCCGTGAGTTCGACGTAAAGTATGTACATGACGGCCGTAAGTTCGAGATCGTCTCGTCCGAGCAGGACGGCATGGATCTTCCCAACTCGTCCCTGTATCCGGAGGTGGGAGACAAGTACGCCGTCTTCAACATATCTCTTCCCGCCGCCTACGTATGCGACAACGCCACCAAGACAGGGGCGAGCTGGGACATGTTCCGGGAGGCGGTACGCTACCTGTACGAGCGTGAGGAGCGGCAATTCACGTTCAGCGGAGAGCTGGACGGCATATGGGCCAAGAAGAATTGGCTGGCGATCGGCGCCAAGCTGGTCCCCGGCGGTTATGTCGATTTCAGCGACCCGCAATTCCAGCCGGACGGCATCCTGATCCGGATCACCGGGGTGAGGGATTACATCAACAGGCCCCACAGTCCGGAGCTTGAGCTATCCAACACGCCGGTAGGCGGTTTCCTGTCCGATGAGCTGGGCAAGCTGGAGAGCGAGGAGGTGACGAACGAGACACGACACAAGCAGGCCGTATCGTTCACCCTTCGCCGTTGGCGTGACGCGGTGGAGATGCAGGGGATGCTTGAACGGGCCTTCAAGGATTACGGCAAGGGGCAGGCGATGTCATGGCTCCGCACCATGTCGGTACTGGTGGGGCATGAGTCGTTGCAGTTCCGTTTCGTCAACCGTATTCCCACGGCGGACGGGCAGGCGGTCACCGAGGTGGATCACGCCTTCACGTATGACGGGCAGAGACGTACGCTTACCACCCCCGCCGGGATCTTGCAGCACGTGACATTGGGGATAGACTCGCTCGCTCCCTCCCACAAGGTGACCGAGTACAAATACTGGAACATGGCGGCCTATACGTCTCCCTATCTGGGGGATGACACGGAGGCCATGTACCTGTACGCCCGCTGCGCCAAGTCGGGATCGTCCGGCTCTTTCCTTCTCAGCAAGGAGCCGATGGACTTGGACGACGGCTCGTATTACAACCTCCTTTGTGGTGCGTTGAGCACCGAGGTGGATGGCCAGCGTAGTTTCTCCACGCTTTACGGCTTCAGCGAGATAGGCCCGGGATGGATGCGTCTGAACAAGATCATTAACATGGACGGCACGCAATATTGGGACATGCTCTCCAAGGCGTTCCGGATCGGCGATGACAACGCTTTCCTCTCATACGACCAGCGAGACGGTCTCGTGTTGAAAGGCAGTATCTACCAATCGCCCTCCGGCGAGATCGATTATCCGGAGGTGGACCGGGGCGCTTACTCCGACAAACTCGTTTATTATCCCGGTGACAAGGTCTCCTACGAAGGCAACGTCTATAAATGTATCTCCGAGACCACTCCCGGCACCGATCCTGCGAACACTAGGTTCTGGAAAGAGCTGGTCGTGAAGGGCGAGGACGGCAAGCCTGGAGCGAACGGATCGGACGGAAGGGACGGGATCGATGGGATGGACGGTGCGCAAGGGCCCCGTGGCGATCGTGGCCCCCGCTGCACCTACCGTGGCGATTACAGTGACGGTATAACCTACAACGGTAGCTCCTTGATAACGGATATTGTATCTATAAAGCAAAGCGATGGCACCCGCAAGTACTACGTGGCGAAGGTGAATGATAACGAGCCTACCTTCATCGATGTCAGCCCTAAGGCGTGGAACGGCTCCGCCTACTGGGACACCTTCGGGGCGAACTTCTCCAGCGTGGCGACCGATTTGCTGATGGCACGGAAGATAGCTGCCTCGGAGATTGATGTAGATAACCTCTACGTTACCAGTTTGGCTGCCGTGAGGGGGACGATAGGAGGATTTACCGTATCAAAAAACCAGATAAACTCGAACGTTTATGGCACGGAAGGTAACTATCAGCATTCGTTTTATATAGATTCTGGTAAAGGTGAGATCGGAATAGATGGATCTTCAATCGTGACGTATAAGTTGAGTGGAGGATATAAGTATGGGGACGATTCCGCATGCCTGTACATTCGAAGGGACTTGCAACATACCAAGATGGAGGGACCTAGGCATGCGATAACGGTAAAAGCAATTACGGCTAATGACGTAGATACCATGGTTGAGCTAGAATGTGAGTCATCGACACAGGATTCCATGACATTCTTACATTGTAAGCACGGCTCTAGGGATATACATGTAGGCACCAAATATTTCTCGAACGACTCTCCCGGAATTTGGAGGACCACCTTGAGGCTGGACTTGATGCCAT